CCAGTTATCTGGCTTCCATCCATTCCCTTTTTAGTTTCCTCTTCTCTTGCATATGCTGTAGTAGTTATTGTTTGTTTATCTTCTGTATCTATGAAGCTCGCTGTGGCTTTTATATAAATTCTTTCTCCTACTTGTACTATTTCATCATTCAATGTTACAGCTGCCTTAACTTTTTGGCATTTAATACCGTGTTAGCATTTGCAATTAGCCTACTTGATATATCACTTATTGCCTTTGCTCGGCTTATTTCCTCGGCAAGTGCTTCACCTTTTAAATCTTCATCATTGAGCCTTTTTCCAACTGCATAAATAAATGATTATTCAAATCTCCTAATGTATTTCGCATATATTCGCCCTCCTTTTTAAAATTGAGGGGAACATATCTCAGCTCCCCTGTATTCAATTTAAACGTCAAATACATCTGTAATTTCGTATGTGTTATATCCTTTATTATTCTTTCCATATTTCAAGCCATATTCAAGTACTCCATCTATTGCTTCATGAATATCCATGATTAGATTTCCATATTGCCTAAAGTTTTCAAATGTTACATCTAATCCACTATCTAAACTTCTTAAAAATTCGTTAGCATTGTGTAAACCAAATCCCATATCAACTACTTGATTGTAAAAAATAAGTTGTCCTTTATATTCACCTTCTAAAATCTTCATCCAAACAGTTAGCATTGGTCTACCTTTTTTAGATTCAACCAATTCCAACTTCCCAATTCTCACTTCATACTGCCCATGGGGAACTTCTTTAAATTCCATCTTATTTTCTGCTGCGTCTTTAGCATCTTGTTTTAAACCTTCCACATCCACCATTTTGTCAAATTTATCAAATATATTTTCACTCATTATTAAATTCCTCCCTACATTATTTCTGAAACAGTTGTTTCAACGTTTAATACACCGTTACCATCTTTTTTAATCTTAGCTTTGTTACCTCTACTATCTTTGACTTGAATTTCTTCTAATTGAAATTGTTCCATGAAATTCACCAAATCACTATTTATAAAACTTCTAAATTCTTTTTCATTCATTGTTTATTTCCTCCTTCTTCTTCTCTTAGGTTGTTCTTCTTCCTTAGATGATTCCACCTCAGGAACTTCTTCTTTTGGTTCTTGTACTTCCTTAGGTGTTTCTTCCTTCGGATCATCTTCAGGAGCTTGTACTTCTTTTTCACTTGATTTATCTATCTTTGAATATGTTCTAATTCCTTCCTGTGCTTCTTCAAGTGCTTTTATAAATTCATCTTTATCTAGTGGGATCTCCTTAACTTTAAAATTAAATCTCCCACCGCCAAATATATTTTCTTTTTTTTCTAATTGCAGGAATCTATCTTCTCCATCCATGTAAGCTCTTACTGTAAGGTCTACAGTTCCAGCTAATACATTTGCAACCTTATCTGGAATATTAGGTTTAATAGTAGTTATCTTGTTTCCATTTTTAAGAGTAATTTCTGAGAGATTTTCTTTACTTATATAGATTATTTGATATCCTAAATTCTTTAATCTCTTAATTGTACTTAAAAATTCTGTTCTAACCATATCCCAGCCTTTTCCGTATCCCGCATCCTGTTCATGCTCTATACCTAATTTGTCATAAGTGTAAAGTCTACAATGCTCGTATAAATCTTCTACAAGGTCAATGCATACTCTTTTAAAGGTATTTTCCTTTTTCTCCAGTTCATCTACTATATCTAAAAATTGTTGCCATGCGAATTTTCTTTCAGTAGTTCTTTTGGTTACTTGTACTATCTCATCTTTAATTGGTATAACTGGGCTTGTAATATTATCCGTATTTCCATCTGTATTTAAAAATAATAAGTTATCAAATTTATCTACAAATGTGGATTTCCCTACATATGAATCTGCATATATCCACATATCTGGACTTGTATCTATTTTCTTTTCCCTTCTTTTGTTATCTGGTAATATCATGTAATCCTCTCCTTTAATACAATATTTTTCGTATTCACACCAGTAGCATAGTTCTGATACATTTTTAGGAAACTCTTTAGTTTCTAACATTTCAACTGCTGTAATTAATGAATCTGTTACTTTGTTTTGGTCATATTCTAAATACTTAATTTGGATTTTCATATCTTTAAGTGTTTCTTTGAGTCTCTTTCTAAATTGATATAGGTCTTCTGTATTCTTTTGTCTAATAAACGTTTTTGGTATGAATATGAATGCTATTCGATTTACTTTGTATCCCTTCTGCTCCAAGAAGTATTTGTATATGTGTAATTGTGGTGATTCCATGTAATTATCAATGTTATTGCTATATTTGAAGTCATATAAATCTACTGTTCCATCTTCATTGTGTACTAGTAAGTCGGCTGTTCCATGGAAGGTACCTATTTGAAATGGTACTTCATGCTCCACTTTGTCAAACTGTTTTATAAAATCTAGTACTTGTGGTAGTAAGTATTCTAATTTCATAGCTTCGTTTATCTGTAAATCATCTATTACATTGAAGTTACTATAATAGTTTTCTATAGCTTTCTCTACACTCCCAGTTTCACATCCATAGTGAATTGCAGTTCCAACTATTAGTGCATTATTTGGTTTATAATCTGGTATAGTTTTTAGCTTATCTAAATACTGGAGCTTGTATTTATAAGGACACATCTTATATTGAGTTATTGCACTTTGTCTCAATTAATCACCTCCCCAGTAAGTCCAGGATTAATAACTTAAATGTTTCAAACTGTTCAGGATATAAAATAACTCCTATTCCATTACATTCACTAATTTTTCTAATGTTATATTTTTGTAATTCTGAAGGTTTTCCATCAGAACCTTTAAGTTCTATTGCTACAAAATGACCATTAACACAACATATTAAATCTGGAATACCTGCTTTAGAATAGCCACCACCCCATACTTTGAAGTACCAAATGCCATTATCTTTGAGAAACTTTTTAACTTTATTTTCAAACTGTTTTTCATTCAATAATCTTCCACTCCAAACCATTTGCAGTCATAAATTCTTCTAGTGCGTCCAATTGTCCCTCTGTCCCTTCAACTTCATATTTTTCAACGAATATTTCAGAGGATTCATTTGGTGTAATTGTTGGCTGAATAATTTTTTCAACTGGCTCTGCGTATTTGATTGGTTCAGGTTCAACTTGAGATTCTCTTTCAGCATCTAAATTTATTTTTGTTTCAATATCCTCTACGTTTTCATATTCCAATAATCTTACATATGGTATTTCAGATAAATTTACATTGTATTTTGTATTTGCTAATTCCACTTTTGTTTTAATTAATTCTTTATCTGATTCTTCTTTGTCTTGTTGAATACCAAGACTTTCGGCAGTTGCCGTTAATTCTTCTCTAATAGATTTAAGTGTTTTAGTTTTATTAAGGTATTGGCCCTCAATAATTAACTGTGCTGCAAACTTTTCATTTAGTCCTTGCCCTTTTATTAGCTCATCTATTATCCTTTGAACTTTTTGTTTTTTTTCATTTTTTCGCTGTTCTTCAAAAAAATCTGATTGCTCTACCAAAGGGTCTATAACTTCATCAAACTTTTTATAAAGTTTTTTGCATTGAGTTTCAAATTCTGAAACTGATTTAGTAAGTTCTTTTTTAGTTTTCTTTCTAAAATCATCTAATGACCGTTGACCTTTTCTTAGTTCTGCTACTGTCTTTTTGCACTCGGTTACCGTTTCTTCTGTAAATACTAATCCATCATACTTTTCTAACAATGTATCTAAATAAGTTGATACTTGCTCATAGTTAAAATTTACTTGTGCTGGAGTAAAACTATTGGTTTTTATTTGTAATTCGTTCATCTAATAATCATCCTCCTCGAACAGTTTATTAGTATAATCTTTTCGTTTTTGAAGTACCTTGTAAATTTTTTCTTCTATACTATTTTCTGTGATTAAGTACCAATAAAAGCACGTTCTATTTTGCCCTATTCTATGAGTACGTTTTTTACTTTGTTCTAAAAGTTCTGATGATAGAGGCAATGTATAATAAATTATTTTATTGGATTTTTGTAGGTTTAAACCGTGTGCACCTGCCTGGTACTGAACTAGTGTAATTGTATTGGGCTTGTCCTTAAAGTCTTTTAAATCTTTAATAGAACCGTTTATAGTTGATACTGGTTTCTTTAACTTCTTACATAATTCTTTAATCTGCCTATATTCTTCATTAAAGTTATAAAATATAACTGCTCTGTCCTCTGTGGATTCTAGTAGATCCTCTAGCGCAGATAATTTGTGTTTATTATATTGCCCACATAGCTGCCTTTCATATAACATCTTTGTAAGTGTAGTATCTCCTACAAGTTCATGATCCTCAATTTTAATAATCCTGTCTTTCCTAAACTTCTTATATTCTGGTGTATTCTTAATCTTAATAGTGTTGTGAATCTGTTCTGGTAAATCAAATACTTCATCAGTTTTCATAAATACTGCTCCATGCTCTCTTAACTTGCGTTTCAATCTGTCTACATTCTTATATCCAATGACTATCTTTAGTGGGAACCCTCCTATATTTTGAGTAACTGTTCTAATGTAATGGTCCCAATATGCGGTTTTAGAAATATTCCAACCTAACAGTCTACATTGAGACCACAGTTCTTCGTATTTCCCTGCAACTGGGGTTCCTGATAATAAAATTACATTCTTTGCACTCATTTTTAATATGAACTTTGTTCTCTTAGCTTTATCATTTTTAATACAACTACTTTCATCTAGTATCAATGTAAAATTTTTTAAATCAGCTATTTCAGGACGTCTCCAAATCAAGTCATAATTTATAATAATCACTACTTTTTTATTGTTTGGAATCGGTGTATTTTTCTTTCGATATACTACGACTTGATATTCTGGATAATAAGTTTTAATGTGATCCTTCCACATTTCTAACATTGATTTTTGGCAAACAATTATATTTATATCTTCATTTAACATTTTCATTTTTTCAGTAGAAACAAAAGTTTTTCCTAATCCCAGTTCACATGTCTAGGTAAAAAGCAACCCTATTTAGATGTTTGGTATCTTCAAGGACTTTTACCTGATGTGGGTATAACTTTACACTAGACATTTATTTATCACCTTCTTTGTGGTATACTCTACTTAAGTAATATTTGTTTGAACCTATTTGGCTTGGCGGCGGATAGGTTCTTTTTCTATTTGTACATATCTGCCATTTGTAACTATGAGTGCTATTCCACGCTCCTTGTACATTCTCTGTGCAAATTCGACTGGTATTACAGCGCCTACATCATACCTTTTACTTTCTTGCATCCTTCAGCACCTCCTTAGCTTTATTTATTGCTTCTGAATACTTAAGTTCAGGATAATCCCTCAAAATTCTAGCCGCTTCTTCAGCTACCATCCTAATTTTCTCGTCATTTTTCATTTTGCGACCTCACTTTCCTTTTTAAAAATCCCTGCTTTAATAGATTTCTCTATACTTAGTCTGGTGAACTTAGGCTCCTAGAAGCCACGATGCCTTTAGGCTCGTGGTAGTTCACTATAATTTTTCGCCACAAAATGGGCAATAATTAATTTTAACTTCTTCATTATCATAATCTAAACAAAAATGACTATCATCATAGTGAAATCCTAAACTTTTTGTTGGTTTTATTATCTCTATTTGAAACACACTATCTGCAATTCTATACTGATATACTTCGTTTCCTTGGCAATATTGACACATATCATCACCACTTTTCCTTCAAAATTGCGATTTTATAGAAACATAGTTTAAATTGATGTTAAAAGTTTTTTATGTGTATTAATTCTTTCTTTTGTAGCAACTTTTCATATACCATGCTGTAGTACCTCCTATCTAATTCTCAAACTCTCCGTTTGCTTTATATTAGTGAATCTAAAAAATAATTGATTGAAACTCCAAAATAGTTGGCTACTTTTGATAATGTGTCTGCCCTAGGAATTGATTTTTTCCATTTGCAAACGCTGCCTGTTGAAAGTCCCAGTTCCTTTTCTAAATGGTAAACAGATATATTATTTTTCTTGCACAAATCTTTAATTTTTTGATACATAAAGTTCACCTCTCTTTGTTAATTGAATATCTTCTGCATTATCTTTTGTACACTGATTATTTTCTGTGTTTAATTATATTATACAGATTATTTTCTGTATGTCAATAGCTTTTGCAGAATTTTTTCAGTATTTTATAAAGTCTTAGCCGAAAACCACTACCCTAAAGGGATAGTGGTAGTCCACAAGGTCAGCGTGTCTATTTCTGTCATTTTTGAAATCTCTCTGCTGTCGAAATTATGTCTTGAATGTAATGCAGAAATAACGCTAAATAGGTGCTTGGTATAAAACAATCATTTGAATCACCTTCTATTTCTGCCATTTTTGAAATCTCTCTGCTGTCTAATGTCTCGTTTTTAATTAAACTATCCATTCTTTAATCCTCCTATTTTTAATTACTTTGTTGCATATTACCTGAAACTCCCATGGCTGAAAAAAATTTCAGCTGGATTCTTAATTTTAAGTATACGTATCATCGCATCCATTTCTTTTTGAGTGAAGTTTTCTGGCGTATGATTTAATTTTGTCGATAATGTTTTGCTTGTAATGCCCATTTCATCTGCTAATTTTGAGATTGTATAATTATTAAGTGTCATTTGTGCTTTTAATAAATTTACGTTAACCATCTTTTAATTTCTCCTTTCTTGTAACGTATTACCTAACCTTTATACTTATATTATCACTTTCAAACTTTAATGTCAATACATATTAAGAAACTTTTTATATATTTTTTAACATTCTTGTTGCGTGATATGTAATTTATGTAAAATAGTTAAGAAATATATTGAGGTGTGCAAAATGAAAATATAGTACTAAAAATGATGTGCGATTCGCTTGAATGAAAGTAGACAAGTTGTAAAATAATTGTAAAGTTTCAAAAAATAAAAAAAGAGCCTGAAGATTTCCCTCCAGGCTCTTTTTTTATTTTTTTAATTCTTTATCTTTTTGAATTTTAACATTTTTAATCGCAAAGTCATATCCGCCGGTAGCCGTAAAGCACACCAGCACAGCATTAATAAGCATAAGATACAAATTGCTTACTGCAAAGTTGCCAGTTAATGCGCT